GAGGGGTATAAATATGTAACCCACTATTCTAATTCCAGATTTCAAAAATGAAATCCTACGATGCCATTTTTGGTCTGGCATTTGGTCTAGATTTTTCATGTTTTTATTAAAATAAGTGCCTCTAAGGGCTTCTGTTAGCCCATCAGACATTTTTTAGTTCTTTTTCAGTAAAAAATTGTTTAAGGTCAGGACGGAAATAATTAATGTTTTTCATTACCTTTCTGTCACGCGATCTGTAAACAATGTATTTATCACCAACTTCTTCATAGTGACAGGCCTCACCTTGCTCTTTGGAGCGTTGTTCGACAGTTGCTTTGGCCTCTTCTTCAGTTGAGCAAGCTTTTGATAAGTTTGATGCTTGAACTTCTTGATAGGCTGGCCAAATTTTATCTTTAAGACCGTGTAACATAGCACCGTTCCCAAGGGAAACATAAGTAATATCACACAAAGCATCCAAAACCTCAACGATGTCACCTCGTTCACATGCCTCTCTATATTCCTCAAGTTCTTCCAATACGAAGTTGTATACAAACTCCCATTCTTTCTTTTCGGGTATTGTCGGCTCATAGTTGTTAGGTTTATTCATTAAATCATTAAACTCTTCAACTTCGTCTACAAATGGGACGCTATTAAATAACTCTAATTGTTTACTCATAACTATTAAATTTGGTATTTTTATAAATATAATAATGGTTATTTGTATTTCCAAATATAACCATACGCTGTTTTTTGTTTTTTTCTAAGACATGCTGAGATCCCATCGTTTCTAATATTTAATTTTCGAGATGCTTCATTAATGCTTTCATATTCTGCTATAAAATTTCCACCCAAATCATACTGAAGGATAGCTTTTTTTAAAGTAGAAGTATCACGGTACATTTTGATCATTTCAGGAGTTGTTTCTCTAGGATTTTCTCTTTTAGTTTTTGAAATTTTCTCAATAGTTTCTTTTGAACGAGATTTAGCATTCTCAGCCCAATACTCCTTCATTTTAACTATAGTAGATTTTTTATGTTTTTTTCCTAAATTCACTTCCCAAAAATAATATCCACCTCTTGATACATTTAATCCTTTTTCTACACTATCATATTTTTTAATATAATAAATCTCTTTTTCAACTAATTCTTCAAATTTACATTCTTCTAATACTTCAAATTTATGATTTTCTACACCATACTTTTTAAATGAATAATATAATTTACGTTGTTGAGGCATTGTTTTTTTCTTAGTAGAATATCCTCTCCAACGTTTTTCTATATTTTTAGATAAACCAATGTAAACTTTACCACTTGGAGATGTTATTTTATATATTCCTATCATGATTATACATATGGTGTCCCTTGTCGAGACACCATATGCTTTAATCTAATTTTATACTTGATGACCTCCATTATTAACCTTTAGGCTATCGAAGAATTCCTTGCGAGCTAAATTATCATTTTCCCTAAAAGCACCTGATGCTTTAGTAGTAACCATTGCTGCTCCTTGATGTTTAATACCACGACAACTTACGCATGAATGGCTTGCTACAATAGTGACAATAACTCCTAAGTTACCTTCACATACTTTATTTACTGCTTGGTGAATTGCTGAGGTTAATTGTTCTTGGATTGCTCCTCGACGTCCAAAATGTTCGACGATTCGGTTAAGTTTAGATAAGCCAATGACTCTTCCGTCTTCACCAGCAATGTATCCAATATGGACGACCCCCCTAATAGTTTGATGATGATGAGAACACATACTAGTAAGAGGAATATTACGCTCAATAATAACCCCATCGTAGCCGTCACTAGGGAATGAAGTAATTTCTGTGAAGTTGTCATAACGACCTTTCCAAAGGTCATGCACATAAGCTTTAGCCACTCGACGTGGTGTTTCCATTGAGTTAGGATCATTTCTCCAATCGCATTTTAAAGCATCTAAAAATTTACCAAAAGCTTCGGTTGCTTCTTCTACCATTTGAGCTTTATCGTCTTCACTCAAAGGAAAACCGCTTGCAACTCCATTAGCAAAACCTTCAGATACACATTCAATTTCAGTGTATTGTTTTCTTCGTTTATTTTCCATTTATATTGTATAAATTGTTCCTAAATTTCTATTGTGTCCATTTTCATCATCCATACCATATCCAATGTACCAAGGGTCAAACATCGAATCTGTAGGTTGGTACAAGATATGAAGAACTTTATCAAAATCCCCGCTTTGTTTATAAATTGCTACAACAGGAGTAACTGTTTTAGGTTCTTTAACTGTAAGGAATTTGGTAACTGCTTTCATAGTATTACCTGAATCTAAGATATCGTCTACAAGGTAAACGTGTTTTCCTTTGATTTTGGTTTCTAAATCTTTAGTAACAACTAAATCACCTTGTTTTCTACCTAAATAAGACTTACAACGGATAAAATCAATTTCAATAGGAATATTAATTTGTTTTACCAAATCACTAAAGAACATAAACCCACCGTTTAAAATACAAACAAGTACTACAGGTGTAGGGTCATTTCTATGTTCGTCATTAATTTTTTTAGCTAGAATTTTAATTTGAATATCTAACTCTTTTTCAGTTATAGCTTTTTCCATGTTGTAAATTTAATGAGTTTTCCACCCATTAGCAAGTTTAGTTTTAACTCTATCTGAGATGGGTAATGGGTTTCCATCTTCATCTATTCTAACAAATTTAATATTTGTAGATAAAACAACAGATTGAGCACCAGTATAAACATTATGAGCTCTAGCTTCTAGATTTAGGGTAATTGATGTTATACCTACATTTGCTACTTCACCATAAATTTTGAGCATTTGTCCTTCCCTAGCAGGTTTTTTAAAAACACATTTATCTATGGCAATAGTTACCATTCTAGGAGTATCACAAACTTGGGCAGCGAAAGCTGCTCCCGCGGCATCAATCCATGCAAGCAACTTTCCACCGAACAAATTTTTATGAAACCCCAAATCCGATTTTTTTACCGGATGTGTGGTTATAAGTTCCATTAAAATTATATTTTAATATCGTCTGATTCGATTAAAGTATATGTAAATGAATTTCCCCAAGTATCTCGGGCCTTTCTACATATAGACATAAATTCTTCCCAATCATCATTAGAGGCAATTACTTGGCAACCTGCACTCCACTTATCTACTTGAGAAGATTTTTTACCTTCCCACTTAGTAGCTCTATGAATATTAATCCCAAATAACCCTTGTTCAACGTTTTCTTCAATTAAATCAAAGCAAACATCTTTATTATTGTCTCTATAAACTTGTACAGGACCTTCTTGACCAAGGGCTTCGTATTGTCCTCTATGAAGTCTTATTTTATAAGCTCCTCTATATTGATTAGGTTTTAAAATAGCAACACCAGATTCTCTCATAATATTTTCTACCCAATACTTGCCTGGGTCTGTGGTGCAATCGTAACAATGAAATTTCCATTCTCCATCTACTTTATAAGACAAAGTCATATGGTCATCAAATTTATTAGTTACTTCTTCTAAAGTTTCAGAGTTTCTTACACCTACAATATTAACATTATAGTCTCCGTTTTCAAACCACTTATAACCTTTGGCCTTAACTGTGGTTTCAATTTGTTGTCTCGTTGGGCAATTCATATTCTAATGCTTTTGAAATTATTGGGAATTCAGAAATAAATATGCGTTTTATTTCTTTTGCAACCATTTGAATTTCTTTTTGTGCGTGTGAATCATCTCTCAACTCTAAAAAGTGGATCCAAGAACGAATAGAACCTGTCATATGAATTTTAGTAGTTGTAGCAAGAGGAAGAACCATACGTGCTTGTTCACGAGCAACACCTGCTTCTAAAAGTTCATTATAAAGTTGATGAGAACGTTGAAGATGTACTTTAATTGCAGCTGAAGAAGATACTCCGTTTGAAAGTAAAGGGTTAATTACTTCTGTAGAACTTTGTCTGTTGTCTTCACATTGCGCTCGTAATTCAATGGGTTCGAATATATCTCCCAAACGATTAACATCTTGATATCGTTGACTAAACTCTTGAAAAGAGAAAGAACGGTGTCTGATGAGTTGGATTCCAATAGCTTTGGAAGTTTCAATCTCGAAGGTTGCGTGCCCGTGCTCAAACGGTGACCAGTGCCTGTGACGTACCAAGTATGATAAAAGGCCCTCTGGTTTATCTTTCTTATTCTTACGT